CGGGCAGGATGCGCGACGAACCGAACTGCGCGATCTCGGACCGGGTGAGCTTGTGGACCTTGGAGCTCGCTTCCTTGTCCATCTCCTGGTCGAGATAGGTGGGCAGGGTCCGGGCAAGGTCGTTCCAGACCGCATTGAACCGCTCGATGATGCCCTTGCCCTAGCTGTTGTAGGGAAGCGCGTGAATCTTGGTGATGCCGAACGTTGCGTTCCACTTCAAGCAGTGGGGTGATTGGGCACCCGGGCAGGGGATCAATCTGCCTGAGAGGAAGGCCCTGAAGTCGAAGAAAGCCGCCGACGGGACAACGATGTTTCGCGTCGGCAAGCGAATTGCAGGTCGCAATCTGGATGGGTCAGAGTGGGACGAACTTCCAAGGGTCGTAGCCGCCTCGCGCTAGGCGTGGATGACCTCTTCCGCCACGACGAGATGCACGCTCTCAAGCCGGAAGACACGCTTCCGCTCGACACACCGGCGGTCCGGATGGCGATGGCGAAAAACGCGCCGGCGCAGACCGATGCGAAATCTAGGTTGATTGCGCGCTACGTGGAGCGATTTCAGCTGGTCACGCGCGGCGGGCTCTATGTCGATGGCTTTGCCGCCCCGCAGAGCCAAAACCACCCGGAAGCATGGACCGCTCGGCGCGTCCTCGAAATCAACCCTCCGAGGCTGCGGACGTTCTGGCTTTGCGACATCGATCCTGACGGGCTTCGGCAACTGCGCGACCTGCAATCCCGTCACAACCGCGTCCCGCCGGCGCGGCGCGTGTTCGTGATGGAGGGCGACTTTAACGACCGCTACAAGGAAATCCTTATGTCAAGAGACGAACCGCCGTGTTTGCGCTCCTCGACCAGCGAAACACCGAGTGCCATTGGTCGACCGTTCAGGCACTCGCGGCCTACAAGGGACGGACCCGCATCGAGATCCTCTACTTTCTCGCTATCGGTTGGCTTCACAGATCATTGACCCAGTCGCGCCGACCGGAGCGTCTGGCCGAAATTGACCGCTGGTGGGGAGGGGGCGAATGGAGGGATCTGACCGGAAAGACGCAGGTTGAGATGTGTCAGGTGTTCTGCGCTCGCTTCCAGGCCGAACTCGGCTACCGATACGCGAACTGGTGGCCCGTCTATTTGCGCGAGGACGGTCAGAAGAAGGCCTTCTCGCTGATCCACGCGACCGATCATCCTGAGGCACCGAAGCTAATGCGCCGAGCGTTCCAGGACATCTATGGCGAGAAGGACGACAGCCCCACGGATCGGCAGCGCCCGCTGTTCGCCGACGACGATCGCTTCGGTAGTGGTGTCGTCGACGACCGTCAGGATCGCCCCGATGGGGCGCGAACCTGACGTTCGGCCATTTCCGAAAGCCCTGGCCGGGTATCGGTGGTCGCCTCCCGTGTATCCACCTGTTTTCCCGTCATTTTCCTACTTTCGGAAGAGACCTCTGACTTTCGGAACCGATTTCCGAAACCCCCTCACGCCACCGGCGGTCTTTGCTGGCGTTCGAGGCCGCGCCGCATGCGGAGGATTCGTCCCCTCGCCGCCTGTCACGCTTTTTTCTTCAACATGTTAGCTGGTGTCCTCGGGTGATTGCTCTTTGCGGCCCCGATGCAGGTTACTTGCGCGGTCAACCGGCCTCGATCGCGCATTCCCACCCCGCTTCTGTCATCGCCGTCCACGGCCACCGTCCCCTTCCCTAGCCGTTTTCCTTCGTATTTCCCGTTGCTTACGCCGGCCTCACGGGGTTCACCGATTTCTCCAGAAGCTGGTACCCCCCTACACCCAGGATACAGATTGCGGTCCGCAACGGCACCGCACCGCCAGAGCTCACCCTGCATCGGATCCTGCAGCGCCCGATCCCGCTCGACTGGCAGGAGCAGGAACGACTCTACGGGATCTGAACGGCGGTTCGGGCCAAGGCTCTTTGGGGGCACCTCGTCCTGGTTCATTGCGCGCCGGAAATTCCCTGCATGTTCCCTGCGGCGCAGCCGGCAGGGAATTCCACAGTAAACCAATGAATCCTATCACCGAATCTGGGTCGGCAGCGTAGCTCCGAGGCGAAAGCCGAAAAATTCCCTGCAAATTCCCTGCTGGCAGGGAATTTCAGGCCAAAACCTGTAGGGGGGTACCAGCTTCTGGACAAATCGGTGAGCCCCGTGTGGCCGACGTAAGCAACGGGAAACACGAAGGAAAGCGGCTAGGGAAGGTGACGGTGGCCGTGGACGGCGATGAAAGAAGCCGGGTGGAAATGCGCGATATGAGCCGGTTGACCGGGCAACTAGCCTGCATCTGGGCCGCAAAGATCGATCATCGCCCGACACCGGCTAACATGTTGAAGAGACAAGCGGTGCAGGCGGTGATGGGACGCATGTTCCGCATGCGGCGCGGCCTCGAACGCCAGCAAAGACCACCGGTGGCGTGAGGGGGTTTCGGAAATCGGTTCCGAAAGTCAGAGGTCTCTTCCGAAAGTAGGAAAATGACGGGAAAACAGGTGGATACACGGGAGGCGATCACCGATCCCCGGCCAGGGCTTTCGGAAATGGCCGAACGTCAGGTTCGCGCCCCATCGGGGCGATCCTGACGGTCGTCGACGACACCGCTACCGAAGCGATCGTCGTCGGCGAACAGTGGGCGCTGCCGATCCGTGGGGCTGCCGCTCATTTTCCCCATGCCTTCGGTTCGGGTATGGAAATCTTCCTCAGACCGGCCGCCTTGATATCTACAATCTTTTCAGCCGCAGCCGCAGCCGCAGCCGCGGCCTCGGCCGCGTCTGCATCCTTGGTCGCGGTCGCATCGATGAGAGCCTTTTGGAGCTTCACGATATCGAGGTCTCGCCAGATGACGTACCCCATCCTTACGAAACAGAGACCCAGGCCGAAACCGACCATGGCGGCCGCTATGCGCTGACCCAGGACTGACCAAGACGCACCAATTTCGCCCTTCCCGATGGTAATCAGGGACACCAGGTATACGAGCATGACCGCGTTGATCGCGACGATCGTGATGTACTCCCGCACAACCTCAACGATCCGGCCAGTCAACTGCGAGCGCCTGACCGGATCGATACTCTTCCACTCCAGCGACGGCATGCCACGATTTAGGCGCACCAGAACGGCCGCAATCATGATCGACAAGGCCACGATCATCGGCTGAAACGCCTCGAAGAGCCGCTCAAGCGGTATCTTCTCGCCGAATAATATCGCAAGACCTGCTGCAACGAGGATGGTCAAAAGACGGCTCATTCGGCCTTGATCTTTCCGTCCTTCACGAAGCGATTATACACTTCTTGAAGCTGGTCGGCCACGTTGTCGAATTCAAGCAGGTTGCTTCCTTCGTGGGGCAGATCGAAGGGCATCCGTGTCCGGAGGATCGCATCGCCGTCGGTCACCTTGCCATCCTTGCCCTCGACCTGCACCTTGGCATCCGTCATCTCGTCAAGGTCGCCGGCGATACTGCGCATCGCCTTGCGAGATTCCTCTGTCCTTTTACCTCGAACCCTCACGGCAGCATCCACGACCAGGTACTCTTCATCGCCGAGACTCGAGACCAACGATTTGGTTCGCTTCGGCCCAAGAACTGCCTCCACCAGCGGGATTGCCTGACCGAACTGGATTATCCGCTCTGCAACCTTTCGCGACGTCTTCACCACCTTACCATCGTGAACGCCTTGTGGCGCCTGGACGGAGATTTGGGGGGCTGACTTGCCCGATATGCGAAGGCTCCGAATGTCACCGATGTCGCCAGCGATCATCGACTTGTCGAAATCGGCGTGCAGCGTGAAATCCTCATCACCCCCAACCACCGTGGTCCGGACCCTGAGCAACCACCCGAGGTATGCACGCATCAGCTCGGGCGTCATGGATTGGGTCTTTACGAAGAAGAGGTGGTTGCCGATGGCCAGCCAATACGCCAGTCCCCTGATGAACTGGGAACCGTCAGGGGCCTTCCGCTCGTCGAGGTCGTATACGACGGCGGTAGTCAGTTCGGACAACTGGATCGTCGAAGGCTTCAGCTGCAAAAGTGCCTGAAGATCACTGCTCTGAGCCAAGCACATCTCCCCGAAGACCGCACTCGACAAATCAGCAACCTTGTTCAGGAATATTCTCCGGCCACTGCCATCATCGACATCGAAGAGGCGGTCGTCCGGACGCCGCCAAAGGGAAGCCCCTGCCCCATCCATCGAACTCAAAGCTGTCCGGCAAAGATGCTCGAGCGTCGTAGCGCCTGCGCCCTTTCCGCCAAGTACGAACTGTCGATAGTGCACCATGTGATAAGCGCTCGAACCCATGATCCGTCAAATTGCTCCCTAGAAGATTCGCCATAATCCCGATTTAGGTAGTGGCGCATTCAACCGTCCCGAGAGTCAAGAATGGCTCACGCCGCAGGCGTTGGTATGGCCATGAAGTCCTGAACTGATCAGCAGTTCCCGCGCCGCCCGCGCGCCCGCGCCGACGGTGTAGGTGGTCGAGACCGGCTCGATCCGCGCCCAGGCGAAGATCTCGCGGATCTCCGGCACGTCGTTGATCGACATGAGGAACCGGCCCTGGAGCCCGGCGAGCTGGTCGGCCAAACGCGCGAAGTCATCGCGGCCGAAGAGCGCCTTTCCATAGTCCGCCTCGCAGCCCCAGTAGGGCGGGTCGAGATAGAAGAAGGTGCCGGGCCCGTCATAGCGGCGGAGGAAGTCCTGGTAATCGAGGCACTCGATCACCACGCCGGCGAGGCGGGTGTGCAGGTCTTCGAGCATCGGTTCCAGCGTCGTCAGGTTGAACCGGCCCGGCCGGTCGCGGCTGACGCCGAAGTTGCGGCCCGAGACCTTGCCGCCGAAGGCGGTGCGCTGGAGGTAAAGGAAGCGGCCGGCGCGCTCGAGGTCGGTCAGCGTGGCCGGATCGGTGGCGACCAGGCGGTTGAACTCCGCCCGCGTGGTGAGCTGGAAGCGCAGCATGTCGAGGAAGGCCACGTAATGGCGCTGCAGGATGCGGAAAAGGTTTGCCACGTCCTGGCCGCGGTCGTTGATCACCTCGGCCTTCGGGCGCCTGGTGCGGCGCAGGAAAATGCCGCCCATGCCGACGAAGGGCTCGGCATAGGTCTGGCAGGGCGTCGCGTCGATGACCGCGCAGATGCGGCGGGCGAGGTTGCGCTTGCCGCCCAGCCAGGGGGCGACCGGGTCGGTGGGGCTGACCGGCGTCATGGGATCTCCATCGTCTACAGATAGAGAACCTAACGTGAACATGCGCTGTTCGCCACGCAAAATCAGCGAGGCTCAATCACCTAAAGGCAGGCGGCAATCCCATTTTCCATCGCAGCGGTAAGGTGCGGCAACATCGGTTGACCCTTGTAGAGGCTCACCACGCTACCTCCATCGGGCGCCTTCTTCACGTTTACCGTATAGATATAGTGCCCATTCACGAACCCGTCCGTTGGCACGATGTCGTATTCAGCATTCGGTTGCAAAACCTGACCGACAAATCGGAAGTTCGAGATCGCTGCGGCAGTGTAATGCCGGGACAGCGACGGGATGAGGCACGACACCATCGGATCGATCCCCTTCCTTGAGACATAGGTCTTTTCTGGCGCCGCGCTGCGCACAGTAGCATCGCTCGCACATCCGCTCAGAGCGACCAGTGACAGCAAAACTGAAGTTAGTTCTCTTCCAATCATTTCATCTTCCTAGCAAATCTCAGCCCTAAGGCACCCTGCAGAAATAGACCACCCGCCCCACCACCCGCAGCTGCTGGAGCGCGTCGGGGCCGAGGGTTTCCGGCGCGTAGGCCGGGTTGTCGGAGATGAGCTCGATCAGCCCATCGAGGCGGCGGCGGATGCGCTTGACCAGGAGATCATCGCCGACGTTCACCACCATGATGTGGCCGTTCCTGACCTCCTTCTGGCTGTGATCGACCACCAGGAGCGAGCCATCGGGGATGACCGGCTGCATGCTGTCGCCCGAGGCTGCGATGATCGAGCACTGGTCCGGCCGCGCACCCTGGGCGCGAAGGAAGTGCGGGTCGAAGGCGACCGCCCCCAGCCGAACCTCCGGCCCCACCGGCACGCCGAGGCCGGCGGAGGCTTCAATGTCGAAGAGGGGGAGGTAAGCAAAACGCGGCGCGGCGCCTTGCGGTGAGCCCTTTAGCGGAGCCTTAGGAGAACCTTGGTCGGTCGCGCGAACTTGAACAGGTGCGCCGGGTGGGGCGACCCCTTCTCCCGTCGCGAGCCATCCGAAGTCGACGTTCGCCGTAACTGACAACAGCCGCAGCGCTTCTACCGGCACCTTCACCGTGCCTTTTATCCATTTATTCAACTGTTCGGGCGTCACGCCGGCCCCACCGGCAGCATCGGCCTTTTTCCCAATAATATCCGAACAGTATGAAATCCGAGCGCCAAGGTTTGCGCGGAAGACAAGCGTGTCCCTGTCGATAAAATCGACCAAAGTTCACCATGTAACGACTTTCGTCTTGATGATGACGATTAAAGTCGCTATCCCTTCCATGTGCGGGCGCTTCGTGGCGTCCGCAGTTGTTCCTAACGACCCTGAAAAAGGCGGGTGTTCACAGCACCCGCCTTCGCAGAGGAGAAACGCATGAGAAAACAGCCGAAGATGGACTGGCCCGGCATCGTGGCCGAGCTCCATCGTCAGGGCATGACCCTCACCGAACTCGCGGTGCGCAACGGCCTTCACGCCGCGGCGTGCCGCAAGGTCGGGACGGTCAAGCACTATCCGGCGCAGGAGGTCATCGCCAAGTTCCTGGGCTGCTCCCCGGAAGACCTCTGGCCGGACCGTTATCCCAGGGGCGGTCCCCGCATCCTTGATAGGACGAAGTATCCGCTGGTGGCGAGTCCAAAATCGCCCGCAGCGGCGGACAAGAAGGACGCCGCATGATGGCGATCCCGTCCGCGAAGAGGAGCGGCCCTGACGGGGAGAGGCCGGGCCCGTGGCGCCGCCTCCTCCGCGCCGCCCGCGCGCTCGACGATCACTGGATCGGCGACCTGATCGGCGCGGCGAGCCTTTTCGCGACGCTCTACGTGGCGCTCGTGGCCGGGTGGGCGCTGCAATGAAAGAGCGGCCCGAGTTCCCCGAGCTGCTTCCGCCCGACGCGCCCCATGCGGTGCCAGCGCTCTGCCCGGGCTGGTGGATACTGCCCGCCGCGGTGCTGGGCGTCCTCGCCTTCGGGGGGCTGATCCTTACGCTCATCTGAGCCTTCGCCGCGGCCCTCCGGGCCGCGACGGTCAACGAGAAACGGCCATGCAGGCAAGGACAGTGACAATGCGCATGAAATCCTGGCGGAGCCATCCGGCGCTGGCGGACTGCCACGCCGCGGTCAGCCCGGCACCGGCGGTGGCGCCGACCGCCCGGCGCGAGCGCCCCGAAAGCCCCCATGCCAAGCCGAAGCCCGCGCGGATCACCCGCCGGGCCTGCCTCTGCTGCGGCCAGGAGTTCACCAGCGAGGGCATCCACAACCGCCTCTGCGGCTACTGCCGCAGGGTGGATCATCAGCGGGCGGTGTGGTGATGGCGGCAGTGTCAGTCGGAACAAGCGATCTCGCCGACCTTGCGATAGTTGTGGCCTTCGAAGGGAAGGATGCCCCCCAGAAGCCGGTGAAGTCCCGGTATCACCAGGCGCTCGTCGCTGCCGAAGGTTTCCGTCGCGTCGATGGCGTCGTTGTAGGCCTTTGCGTCGAGCGCACGGAACACCGGCGGCTCATCCGCAGTTATGCGGATCATCCGGCTATACCATTCAGCGCAGAGGTTGCCGTCAGCCTCCGGCGTCGCCTCGATGTCGGCGAGGAGCGCGTAGTAGTCGCGCTGCAACGCCTGATGGTCGCGCGCCTGACGTCCGAAATCGAAGACGAGCTGCAGGGCGCCAATAACAGCGATGGCCATGCCGCCCCAGTGTTGCGGAAGCCCGTAGATGGCCATGACATTGCCCACCGCCGCCGCCCCGAGAACGACCACGAGGAAGTTGAAGACCCGGTTCCAACGTTCCAGCGCCCGGCGTCTGGCCGTGTGATAGAGCGCGTTGCGCAGGACATTGAAGCGGACGTTCGCGCGGTCAGGGATCATGATCACTTCTTCTTCACTGGCGGCGGCGCTGACGGCGCCTGGGGTTGCCTTGGACCCACCGAACCTCCGGGATTTGACGGCTGCCTCGGTCCAATCGAACGCTCCACCGTCACGGAAGGCTGGCGCGGCCCCAGGCTGAATTCGGCGGTCTTTCCCCGCTCCGGTCGATCCTTCTCGCTCATTCGTATCGTCCTCGATCTGTTCTGGAGGTCTTGGATGAAGGCACCGGGAGGCGCTGCGAACGTCTCCCGGCGCCGCCACCCTATCACGCCGCGCCCGTGCCGCACAGTCCGGAGGGCTGGCTGATGCACGCCGCGCCCCTGGCTTCGCCCCGCCTTCAGCGCGTGCTGCGGCTTCTGGCCGACGGCAAGCCGCATACGACGCGCGAGATCGTCCGCGGGGCGCGGGTGATGGCGGTCAACGCCTGCGTGGCCGAGCTGCGCGCCCACGGCGCCGAGATCACCTGCACCACCCAGTTCGTGAAGGGCCAGCGGCGCTTCTTCTACCGGATGACCAAGGGACCTAGAAATGGCTGATATCACACCTAACGACTACGCTCGTGCTGTCTCAAAGAAGTCGAAAGAGCTGCACCTTCGAGTGCAATTCCTGATCGACGTCTTGGGTGCGGACGAACCGCCCGAGTTCGCAATGCAATTGATCGACGAAAGCGCCAAGGCAGTCGCTTTCTGGCTCGAAGAATACAAGAAAGCGGTGGCGAAGTGACCACCGAGCTGCTCCAAATCCCCCTCGACCAGATCGACCCCGGTAAGGGTCGGCCGCGGGAACTGGACCCCGAGCATGCGCAGGGGCTCGCGGACAGCATCGCGATGCAGGGGCTGATCTGCCCGATCACCGTCCGGATGGTCGGGTCCGGCTACCAGCTGGTCGATGGCCTGCACCGCTTCGAGGGCTTCCGCCTTCTCGGACGCGAGACGATCCCGGCGATCCTGTCCGAGAAGGATAGCGACGACGCGGCGATGCTGGATGCGGTGACCGCAAATCTCGCCCGCCGGATCAGCGCACTCGACTTCTGCAAGCACCTCTTCGTCCTGAAGAAGGCGTGGCTGCGACTGCATCCCGAGACCACGCACGGCGGGGATCGGAAGTCGGCCAAAATCAAAAGTCGGAAACCGGCTCTTGATCCTGAAGAGCCTGAAATCACTGCCTTCGATGGTGCGATGGCGGCGAAGTTCGACATGGGACGGACGCAGATCAAGGAGGCCGTGGCGATCTGGAATGGCCTCACCGCACCATCCCGCGCCGCGTTGCGCGGCACGGCGCTGGCCGAGAAGAAGACCGAGCTGAAGGCGCTGTCGAAGGAGAGCAGGAACCGCCAGGCGCAAATCCTCGAGCTGATCCTGAGCCCCGCCCATCCCGATATCCAGAACGTCGCAGAGGCGCTCTTCCACCTCGAGAACGGCATCACGCCGAACATGGTCGAGCGCCGCTATCTCGCCGCGACAAAGACCCTCGGATCGCTCGACGACGTGCTCTTCGACCGGGTGATCATGGCGCAGGAGGAGCGGGTGATCGCCTCGCTGAAGCGGAGGGGGCGCATCTGATGGCCCGCCGCCGCGACCCCCTGACCCGCGACCTCTTCGACTGGCAGCCGCCGCGTGTGGCCGTCGGCTACGGCGTCGAGGTGACGGGGCGCGGGCCGCTGGATGCCCGCATCGCCCGGGCCATCGGCCAGGCGCTCAGGGACGCGCGCGACGACGGGCTGCCGCGGCCGGAGGTCGCGCGCCGGATGGCCGAGCGGCTCGGCCGCCCGGTGTCGCCGGCAATGCTCGACAAGTGGTCGTCGGAAAGCTCGGGCGAGCACCGCATCCCGCTCGACGCCTTCGTGGCGCTGGTGCACGCGACCGGCGCGCGCGACCTTCTCGGCTTCGTGCCGGCCGAGTTCGGCCTGACCGTCATCGAGAGCGAATATGCCGAGCTGATCGAGGCGCAGCTTCTGGACGAGCACATCGCCGAGATGCAGGCGCGGGCGCAGGTGCTGGCGGCGCGCCGGAGGGCCCGGCGATGACCCCGGCGCGTCAGGAATTCTTCACCGCGCGGGAGCTGGCGGAGATCGCGGCGACACGCGGGATCGTGTCGTTTCCGATGACCGAGCGCGGCGTCCGTTCCTACGTTGAGCGCGACGGCTGGAACGACCTGTCGCGGTCACTGGTGCGGTGGCGGAAGGGTGAGGGCCGGCCGAGCCGAGAATACCATTGGTCGATCCTGCCCGCGCTCATGCAGCTGGCGATCACCGCCGACGAGACGCGCACGACCCTGATCGATGCGCAGGCACTCGAGAAGGTGGCGGCACTGAGGCAGGTCGCGGCGATCCGTGCCGCGCGGGCATCGAGCCGCGCGCACGAGGTCGAGATGGCGCGGGGCGAGGTCCTGATCTCCATAGAGGGCTACGCCATTTCCTGCGGTCAGTCGCGCGCCTGGGGGATCGCCCGCTTCCTTGAGGCACAGAAGTTGGCAGCAGCGCGTCAGGAAGCGAGAGACAGGATCGGCCGCGGGGAATTCCTGACGCCACCAGATGCCGCGATCCTGACGCAGCCGGACCTTCTGTCCGACCCCACCCGCTTCGATCTTCGGTTCGCGCGCCTCGCGGTAGCCAACGACCGCAAGGGAGCCATCCTGTCGCGCAGCACGATCTACGGCTGGTTCAAGGCGCGCGACACGGGCGGGATCGCTGCCCTGTCGCCGGTGCCGCCGAGGGAGGCCGAGCCGATCCCGCATGCCTTCATGGAGTTCATGAAGTTTTACGCCATGCCCTCGAAGCCGACGATCGCCGCCGCCCACGCGGAATACATCCAGGCGGCCAGCGCACGGGACGGCATCCGGCACGAGCCGATCTCCCTCGGCCAGGCGACGCGCATCCTGCGCCGGCGCCTCAACAACATCGAAAAACACGTCGGGCGCGAGGGCATCCTGACGCTGAAGTCCCGGCTCGCCTACGTCCAGCGCTCGACCGACGGAATGTGGCCGACGACGATCTACACGGCCGACGGCAAGACCTTCGACGCCGAAGTGGCCGATCCCGTCTCGCGCAACCCGATGAAGCCGGAGATCACCTCGATCCTCGACGTGGCGACCCGCAAATGCGTCGGCTTCGCGGTCTCGCGCAAGGAAAACGTCATCGCGGTGACCGAAGGCCTGCGGCGGGCCTGCATCTCGCACGGCATCCCGGCGATCTTCTACACCGACAGGGGCCCGGGCTACCGCAACAAGACCTTCGACGGACGGGACGGTGTCGATCTCGGCGGGCTGATGGCGCGGCTCGGCATCACCAAGATGCACGCGCTTCCCTACAACAGCCAGGGCAAGGGCATCATCGAGCGGTTCAATGCGGTCTGGAACGACCTTGCCCGGACCCTGCCCACCTATCTCGGCCAGGAGATGGACAAGGAAGCGAGCTCCAAGGTCCACAAGCTCACCCGGTCCGAGATCGCGCAGTTCGGTTCGTCGCGCATCCTGCCCG